TTTTCTATGTTTAGAACACGATGGCCGATGTAGAACACGCAATCCTCGAACGACGTGGTGTAACTTTTAAGAACCCTAAGCGCGTTCTTTGTAAGCAAGATCAAGTTGTATTATGGTTACAAGAATTTTATACTATTCCGGGCAATCTTGAGAAACTCCTATCTATTTTACAAGGTACTTCAAAGATTAGTCTTCGTCTTGTCGACTACTTCGTCACCAATTATGCCAAAAAGATGAACACCTCATTCACCAAAGAAAACCGTCATTTCCTTATATATTTCAATTACAAACGTGAATTGAACGCCTATTCTAAGCGTCTCTTTGACCCATTCTGTCGCCGCGAACGAATCCAATTTGAAGCCCGCGACCAACCCGCCTTCGTCACCACAGTCGGCCAACTCAACTTTTTCCGATGGTTCATTGAAAAAGAGATTTACGACTACGTATTAGCAAACCATGAAACCATTGAAAAGGATATGAATAATACACTCAAAGAACACTATTCACGCTCCAATAGTACCGTTTCAACTGTAGGGGCTTCTGAATCTCTAACAAATAGTGTCAGTTCATCGGTGGAAGATGGCGGATCTAATATAAGTGTTGCAACTGCTAATACAGGTTCCACCAAGTCATCTCGTAAGAAACGATGCGAACTTACGAAATCGGCTATGAAAAAGGTGAACGTACACGAATGCGACGTAGTTGTCTCTTTTAGTTAAAAGTAGCGTGGGCATATTAAATTGAAAATATTTACCAATGGCTTGGTTTCGTCACCCATCTTAAGTTCATCAACCCAATCCTTCAAATATTTGTTACCATCATAATATATCTCATTACCCATCATTAAATCTCCAATATAAGCCCATTGATATTCAGTGGCCTCTGTTGTTTGTAAATCTACCGTGACCTCTTCTATATCTCTCTTGAGCACAGCGTAGCGGAATATGTAACTTTTAGGACCCTTGATAATTGTAAATGGATCGGGAATGATTTGAAAATCGTTATCCGTTAATCCAGTCTCTTCACCGACTTCTCGTGTTGCGGTTGCTAAATCGTCCTTATCATAATCTTCACGATGTCCCTTTGGAAAACTCCATTTACCATGTTGGATTCCTTTCACAAGGAGAACATGCTTACAATCATTAGAAAGTATAATTAAACCGGCACCTCCGTAACGATTTGGCGTGTTATTGTTAACCCATCGTCTTATGGGACGATTTGGAGTTCGATTCGGCCTATTATTTCTGTTATTTCTATTATTCCTTGTCTTATTACGACGAAACATCCCTACAATGGCTGTCGAGTTTAGAATACCATTTCAATTACAAACAACTGACTTGGATTGCGAGGTGGAAGTATTTTGTATTTATTAGGATAATGACGGACAGAGTATAAAAGACGCGCTTCAACCCAATCCTGGTAATTCATCCATTCTTCCCAACTCTGTGGCTTTGTATTACGCCATTCCTTCAAATTCTTATTGTGCCAACTGACGGCGTATCGGTCCACATTATCTTTATCATCTAACTTCACCAAAGTGACTGGAAAGTTCTCCCAAATACCCTTACGTTGTCGTAAATCTGGAACCTTATAATCTTCTAAAATGTCACTTAAAGCCCATAAATTGGTATTGTTTCCATTACTACGTCTCTCGGCGTTATTGTTAGGAATGATAGCATGTGTTTTACCATTTGGACTTTTACGCGTTTCATTAGCGGCCCAAAACTTTGGCTTTTCAGCATTATTCTTAAGTATCAAATTACCCCAAGTAGTACCTTCTGCGAAAGCTTTGAAAATGGGATCATTCGCAGTTATTTTAGCAAGCTTCTTGCTAGGAGAATTAGGAGAGTGCTTTGGTGAGCGTGTCTGCGTACGCTTGGGAGAACGAGAACGAGAATGTTTTCGTGTCTTATTATGTTTTGGCATCCTTACAAAGTGTTTAGAAAAGTTTATTTGTTTCGCCAGTCATCCTGCTTTGGACGCAAGAGCTCATACGCCTGTAGCGACTGAATATCGGTTCCCGTTTTTGCGGGAAGCCATCGGTCCTGGAACTGACGAGCGGTCAAAGAACGGTCCGTATCAACCGACAATTCACGATTGTCTTCAAAAACGGCCGCTTTCAATTCACGTACAATATTACGTGAACCATCTCCCTCCGCATCCAATCGCTGCATATATGGATTTCTAGAGAACTCTTTTGCGGGATGCTGAATAGGACCTGCCGGTGGTGCTATACCCAAATCGCCTGAGGTGGTAGCACCACGTTCAGGGTCCGGTATGTATTCTGGTTGATTTCTATATTTAACAGTGTTAGTACGTGATGGTATTGGGTTCATATCCATATAGGCCGGAGGGTTACGTTGAAGATTATGAGATGATACTTGTGTTGGAGGTGTTGCGTGAAAGAAGTCCCATGCGCGACTATTAATCGCATCTCGCGCATTATACTCTTTTCTTACTCTCACTACTGGACAACTAGGAGGGAGAATAGTCGGATCGCGTAACCCAGGATAACCGTAACGTTTCGATCTTTCGTAGGCGTCCCAACGTTCTTCCATAGAAGAATCCATTCTATTTTTAGTAAGATTCTTATAAACGATAAAGATAACGCTTTTTGCTTTCTCTTTGCGGAAGTCTAAACCTTTGATAATGATAATATAATAATAAGATGTTTCGTGCCAAAAGCAAGACATTACGTGTTAAGCGATCGACATCTCCATCACAAGATATTTCTGGCTCTATCTCCCCTCCTGTAACTGTTCCTTCAACTACTGATATATCTGGTAATGTTACCGTTGCTCCTATAATTGACAATAATGCGACCACAAATAAAGAAGCACCAACAATGAATCGTCTTTCTAACTTTTTTGAAGCAGAATCTTATGCCGCTACAAATACGCGACCATGGTTACGACTTGAACGAGGCATTCGTCTTCAAAAACTTCGTGCTTTTGCCGAATCGTATCCAGGATTAACCACAGAAGAGAAAGATAATTTAAATAAAATGCTTGTAAAAGCGAATGATTCAAAACTTCTCAATACCAAGCAACAAATTGTTTACGAAAATGGAAAAATTTTAAACATCCGTGGCTTAAAAACAATACGCGATGGAGATCCAACACACTCGGCTGCGTTCAAAATTGAGACCCATCGTCAAACAAAGAAGAGAAGTAATGACTGATAAAATTATACACGAGGAGAATGTAGGGATGCCTTACTCACCGTCAATTAATTGGCTGGATGACTGGATTCTTCCAGATCCGCCGACACTACTAGACGAATACGATTTGGTGGATTGGATGAATCAAGTTATGATTGAAGAGACTAAATTCTTTGTCTCGCATGCTTTCAAATCTGCTCGTTCTAAAAATGACGCAATCGCTATTCTTCGCGCAATTTATTACGAATATTTTCTATTTTCAAGAGAACTCGCATTAAGAAAATTGGTGCCACGACCAGAAAATGTCACTCGATTAAAAGCGCTCCCTCAATCGGCACAAAAGTCGGCCGCTTGGCATAACGAGGTCCTAGAACTTCTGACAGGTCACGAATATGGTGGCGTTGTCTACGGGACGCCAAACTCAAAAAATCGTGTCATCGCTAAAAAATGCGGTATCCCAATCGTAGTTAATGAACATGAAGAGGAACCGGCCGATACAGGCTCGTCGCTAACGGTATTCAAATGCGACGCCGACGGAAAACTTTCGCCGTTCAAATGGGGATGGCGATTTGAATCGGTAGTAGCTTCACTATTTGAACGCTGTTTCGCCCAAGGCGAAGTGTTTGACGGTCTCGGTCGTATAAGGCATCCAACACTACCTCGCCTAGCGGCATCGCCTGATGGTATCATTATCAGCGGGCCCCGGTCAGGTCGCCTCCTAGAAATAAAGTCTCCAATAACACGCGAAATTAACGGAGTGATACCTGAAGAGTACTACTGTCAGATGCAGTTACAAGCTGAAGTATGTAATGTTGATGCGGTAGAGTTTATAGAAGTCAATTTCGTTAGCACTATGTTGGCCGACGCAAAATACAGCGAAGATATGAGTAAAAAACTTCCTTGGATCGGCAAAATATGTATTGTTGGCAAACCGGCCGAAATGGTTACCGTTGAAACAGAAGAAGGGCCTGTTAGCGAAGAAAAAGACGAATTGACCACCTTCGAATATCGTTATAGTCCGCTGATGCCTGCTACTGAAGCCGGATTTGCTGAATGCTGTGCCTGGACTCCTGACAATATAGAATCTGGTAAAGTGATTCTTGAAGAGACTATATGGCATGTCCGCAATTATCATACTACAACCGTATTACGTAATCGCCGTTGGTGGGCCGAAGTGGGACAACCGGCCTACGAACAGTTCTGGGTAGACGTGGAGGCGGCGCGTCGTGACGGCACCTTCGCAGAAAAGGCGATGTTTATTGAGGACACGGGATACGACGAAGATGCGGATGGGGACGCAAATGCGACTGAAGTAGAAGAGATTGATACCGGCGTAGAAGGGGATATTGATGAAGCGGAAGAAGAATAATCGGGTTTGAATGAGTGAAAATTTTAAATCGCAATCGTACTTGCGTTTTAAAATTTTTTATTGAGGGTTAGGGATTATTTGGCGCACTGAGTTGAGCGAGGATAGTCGGTTCCAGTTGCCGGTGTCTGTCCTACACCGCCCATGGAAGGAGCGTAGAAAGTACCTACCATTTCGTGAAATGGTGCCGAACAAGAATCGGGATAGGATCGGGGATAGTTATTTGTGCGTTGTAAGAAGTTCCGGGTCTTCTTCAACACTTCGCCAGCATC